ATTTTCCATAAAATCGAAGGGGTTCTTAGAACCCCAAAGTGTAGGCTGTCCAATCTGCTTGAGAAGGCGATCCGAAACATACTCGATGTACTCGGACATCTTCTCAGAGTTCATTCCTATGAGGTTACAGGGAAGGGCATCCAAAATGAACCCCTTTTCAATTTCCACAGCCTCTCTAACTATGGAGTGAATAACCTCAGTGGAGGGTTTGTTTCTCAAAAGTTTGAAAAGTTCCACAGCAAACTCCTGGTGGAGGCCCTCATCCCTAGAAATAAGTTCATTCGAGAAGCACAGGCCAGGCATTAGGCCCCGTTTCTTGAGCCAGTAGATGGCACAGAAACTCCCAGAAAAGAAGATTCCCTCTACACAGGCAAATGCGAAGAGGCGCTCGGCGAAGGTTCGGGACTTGGTATCGAACCATTTTAGGGCCCAGTTGGCCTTTTTTTGAATACAGGGGACGGTTTGTATAGCCTCGAAGAGGTGTTTTTTCTCAGTAGAATCTTTGATGTATTTGTCTATCAGTTTAGAGTACGTCTCCCCGTGGACCATTTCATTGTGGCATTGGTATGCATAGAATGAACGGGCCTCAGAGATTTGTACCTCATCGGCGAAATTGTTATTGATATTCTCAAAAACAATTCCATCGGAACCAGCGAAGAATGCCAGGATGTACTTGATGAATTTCTTTTCATTATCGTTTAAATTTTTCCAGTCTTCCATGTCACTAGACAGATCTACCTCTTCCGCTGTCCAGTTGGACATTTGAGCCTTCTTGTAGAGTTCCCAGAGCTCAGGATACTTCAGGGGAAAGACAGTAAATCTATCGAGGGTTGATGCTAGGATGGGTTCGTATTCATCTTCAATGTATTCTTGGTATTCAAAGTAGTTTCCGATATGACGTCCGTCAATAAATATTTGAGGGTAGGAATCGATACTGCCACCACATAATTTTTTTAGTTCCTCCTTTTCTATCAAAATCTTTTCGTATTCGAGACCCTCTGCCTCACTGAGGGTCACCGCGTGGTCGCAATACTGACATCCTTCCTTCGAGTAAATAATAACTTTCATCTGTGATATTATCCCTGATTATTTTTTGTGAGAAAACTCTAAGTATGATTGTACCATCCGAAATAAACGAAAACGATATAGTTAAACTATTTGTAAATGAAGACGGTGTTGAAGACCAAATGTACGGTGTCGTTGGAATGAACACCGGCCTGACTCTCGGGGTCAGGTACCTCAATCCAACTGAACTTATTTATAAGTCCGCTTGTGTCTACAGAATAGACGACGGGGAACTGTCACCCGCACCCTTCGAGAGTCTCATGGAGCACTACCCAAGTGGCACGACATTTAAGGATCTGGAAATGAAATCCCTTGGTACTGATATGTTTGCTTATTATTCCGAGATTGACATCGAAGACACCGACAGTGACATATACGACGAGGGCCAATCTGGATCCGATTTAGATGATTTCATCGTATCAGACAGTGAAATACAGGGTTCCCCACCACCCGGGCATGAGATAATTGATAAAGAATGGGCGGGATGGAAACCATCAACTTCAGGGGGTAAAAGTTTTAAAGAAACGGTGGACTTAATAGAAATGCACGTAAAAAGCCTAAGTCTGTAAACGCGTTTTTTAAAAATCAAAAAAAAATTTATAGTCTAAAAAAGATGCTGGCAGCTATCTGGACTCAAGTAGATTTATTATTACCAAAACAAACCGAAGAAAAGCCAGCTAACATACATATATGCCGTGAGTGCTCAGGTACTAAAATTATTTCACCCGAGGGTTTACCAACCTGTTCTGAATGTGGGCTTGTAGATGACAGGTTTATCGATGATACCGCAGAATGGACGAGCGGGATGACGGACGATGGAAAGGTAAATGATCCATCCAGGTGTGGTAATCCTAACCCAAACCCAGAGCTCTTTTCACAAAATTGGGGGAAGGGAACTGTTATTTCAACGCAGCGATCTTCAACATACGAAAACAAACGTATGGCTAAAATTAACTTTCATATGTCTATGAACCACAAAGACCGTTCTCTTTTTCACGCGTATAAGGACATCGACGAGGCGTGTTATACATTACCAGATTCGATACTCAAAGATGCCAAGATGATGTACAAAAAATTCAACACTCAAAAACTTACCCGTGGTGCGGTGCGTTTGGGGATAAAGGCGAACTGCGTTTTGTACGCGTGCCGTCTTGCTCAGTTCCCGAGGACCACGAAGGAAATTGCCGATATGTTCGGAATTCAATCAAAGGATATCAGTCGGACAACCCAAATGTTCCAAGATGTTATATCGGGAAAAACCGAGAAGAACTATGTGACGAAAGCCTTCGACGTGATGAATCGTTTACTAAACTCTTTTGATGTTACACGGGATCAAAGACTTCAATGTAATAGGATGTGTAATGCAACAGAGGATTGTGTAGATCTTATGAGCAAAACACCCAATAGTATTGCATCCGCGATTATCCATATAGTTTTTGGAAATAAAGTTACAAAGGCGGAGATGTGTGAGAAGTGCTCGGTATCTATACCGACATTAAACAAAATTGAGGTCATCATAAAAAAACACTTAGAGGTTAAAGGTCTAAAATAAAAAATGACCAAGTTGTTTCTCGCCACACCATGTTATGGTGGGCTATGTTTAGAAAAGTATATGTCTAGTATTATTAAACTTCAGGTTCTTTTAATAAAAGAAGGTATTCAGTTATATCTCGACACAACCGAAAACGAATCACTCGTACACCGCGCCCGTAATGTATCCGTGGGACGCTTTATGCAGAAAACGGATTGTGAATATTTTATGTTTATCGATGCCGATATTCACTTTGATCCGGCATCCGTAGTCCGCCTTGTTAAGTCTGGTCACGATCTCTCCGTCGCATGCTACCCCAAGAAGGTTGTGATGTGGGATCAAGCCGCCAACGCCGTGAAGAATGGGGATGACAGGGATATGTCTATGCTGTCTTCAAGCCTCGTAATCAACTTTGGAGCTCAAAACCGTCCCATCACCAATGGATTTATAGAAATTCTCGATGGACCCACAGGTTTTATGGTTATTAAACGCTCAGTGTTTAAGACCCTAGAGGAGAAGTTTCCAGAACTTTGGTGTAAGAATGATCACCAAAATAGGGATTTTGACGACTATCACGCAGCCTTTGACTGTATGATAGATCCCGTAAATCGGAGGTACCTCTCAGAAGATTACGCATTTTGTCGCCGTTGGCAACAGGCCGATGGTAAAATCTATGCAGATGTAAACACCACACTGGGTCACGTTGGGAATTTACCATTTAGTGGATGCTTAAATGACAGGCTTAAGGCTTAGGGTATATGTAGAAATATGAATTTTGTGACTATTATAACTACGAGGTCCAAGTCTTGTAGTGTTAAAACTCTCCACTCTATTTTACGTCTCAATATAACATGTCTCCAAAAACAAATTAACAATGAGATTGTCTTTGTGAATGATGACCCTTACGAAAAGGCGGAGATGGTTCAGAAGTATATGAAAAGTCATGATCGTATACTGTTTATTGATTTTGGAATTGGTGTCGATGAAAATTCTATTGCACAGTGTTTTGAAGCACATGAAGGAGTTGGGTGTTTGGTCTTTCCAGGTGTAAAGGAGGGTATAGATTGGGACGTTTTTAAATCAAAAGTTCGGAGTGAGTCTACGGAACCGGTTGAACAAATGGGTCTCGCGTTTGATACAAGTGTGGGTAATAAAATATCTCAAAACATTTACCAGGTTAATCACACGACTGCGCGCTGTTGGATGATGAACACCAAAAACACCCTCAAGAGTATCAAAGATAGAAAAACTGGAAATTGGAAAATATATCCCAAAATGTTTGAAAAATTCAAAGAACAGGGTGTACGAATAAATGCATTTTCAGCATCTAAGTTAACTTTAACATACACACATGAATGTGTAAGTAATATCTTAAACGCCGCTGGTGTAAAAGTTAATTAAAGTTATATATACAAATAAAAATATGTCTATCTGTAATAATTCACCACTTTACAAACACGTCGTGAATTATATACACACCTGTTGGAAGAGTAAGGATTACTTCCCGGGACCCCAACCTATATCAATTGAACGCCGACATTTCCCAATTCTCAAGGGTGCAGAGTACCTAGTGTGTGAGAAGACGGATGGTGAGAGATACATGATGGTTGCCCTCATTTTCCAGGGTAAAAAGAAATGTCTCTTTGTCAACCGCTCATTCAACATGTTTGAAGTCCCAATAAACCTGAAAAAAGTGGCCTACGAAGGAACCATCCTCGATGGTGAACTGTACGAGAATACCCTCATGGTATATGACGCAGTTTTCGCCAATGGTGAACCAGTATGGGATTTGAATCTGATGCTAAGACTGGAAGCGTGTAAGATTGTAACTGGGTCTATAATCTACATGAAGCATGACAGGTACCGTCTCAAAGTCAAGACGTTTCATCAAATGAGGGACTACGACAAGTTCTTGGATGTGTACCTCCCCACCGTTACTCAACGTATCGATGGTCTCGTTTTCACTCCAGTGAATGAACCAGTTAGGATTGGAACCCATGAGACGATGTTTAAGTGGAAACCGAAGGAAAAGAATACAGTGGATTTTCTCATGAAGAAGGAACCTTCATGGGAAGTGCCGGGCACCGTTGGGGGTCCCCTAGCGTGGAGACTCTATGTCCAAGAAAAGGGGAAGTTGGTGTTTGAATCTGAAGTTGCAATGGACCTGATGAATGAACCATGGTTCGAGGAGGGAGCTATCGTTGAATGTGATTTTGTAGATGATGGAAAACGTATGTGGTGGAGACCCCTAAAGAGGAGGACGGATAAGACGCATCCCAATAATAGAAGAACATTCTATCGGACGATTGTAAATATTAGGGAGGACATCAAGATTCAGGAGTTTTTAGATTGTAAACCATAAAGTAGAATCCAGCCTCTTCAGGTAATGGACATATTTTAATATCATGATCGTTTATAAAATGCCACCTGTTTCTACATTTTACAAATGATACGTAGTGTCCATCATTTTGGTCACCCTCGTGAAGCGCGGTCGCTACGAGATTATATTCAAACGAATCGATAATAATAGTCTCTATAATTTTGATGTTACTCTTGGTGTCAAATGAAATCATCAAAACTTGGGGGAGCTCCGAAAAGCGGGATCGCGTCGTAGCCACGTTGTGCACCTTACCCTCGGTGTCCTCAAAGTTTTCTAGCACATTCCAATCCATACTCTTCTTTAACATCTCCCCCAACTCGTTACCATCGGAAGTCACCAAATGAACACTGAAGGGTTCTTCACTCGTTGACTTGCCACCGGGCCAAATAGTTTCTTGAACCTTCTTACCGTAAAACCACGGTTTAATAAAAGGCTGCGATCGTTCAAGAATGTCTATGATACATAGGATTACTTCCTGAACGTCATGTTGCTCCCTAGATTTAAAACGGGGGAACTCTTCTCGAAATCTGGATAGGAGTGTCAAGAGGGATAGTTCTGGACGACCACTCGTCCAATAGACGGTGACAAATTTAGAATATACCTGGGTAAATCTACATTCCCCCTCGTACGGGTTTTTCAAAAAGTAGTTTGTGAGAACTGGTGTATGTAAAAGGCACTGAACAGCTGTATTAAAATAACAGGTATTCCCGAGGTTGGTAAAACCCTTCATTACATTTTATCGATAAAAAAGGCTTAAGTAAAAGACGCGAATTGTAAATGTTAAGTAAAAATCACAATGGATATTAAGCACATCACCGATACCATCCTCCCCTCCTTCGAGGCCTTCAAGACTGAAGAGAATATCGAAGTTGAAGTTCGCCTCGGGAAGCACAATGGTTCCCTCTTCGACACCAATGTAGGGAAGGATACCTGGGAACGTGTCCTAAAGGGACTGAAGAACTACGATGGGTGGGAGTCCACCGACTACAACGAGTCTGACGTGTTCTACAATGATAAAAACAATGTACGGATCACCTCAAATGAAGACACTGGGGAGCAGACGATGATTCAAAAAATCAGTGTCGTCAAGGAGGACTTCAAGTGCGACCCCCTCGATGTGAGGGTGTGCATCGCTCGGGAGATCCCCACCTCTGGGGAGTACGAGATGGACAGGAAGAGGACCAAGGTGCGCCACTCCTTTGTGCGCAAGAACCTGAGCATCGATATGACAATCTCGTCGGGGGACAACGTCGACATGGACTCGGAGGAGGAGGCCTCATACCAGATTGAACTTGAGATTGTGAAGCCGGGGGATGTGGATTCGGTCTACAAGTTGTTCAACATCATCAACAAGGTGGATGACCTAGTGAAAATTATGTAATATATAGTAAGATGTTATACCTCGTAGCAGCTATACTTATTTTTGCTCTCATACACGAAAAAAATACAGAGTCGGAAGAGGTGGGGAAATCTAAAAATTTCCACATGAGTCAGGGTATGTCTAAGAAGATGTACAATCAGATGAGGAAAGACGAAGTTCCCGAGAAGGAATTAAAAAATTTCGTGCAATGGGAGGATAGGTTTCTCCAAGTTGAACGAAATTCAGTGTGTTCGGGTGTACCTAGATTTATTGATGCTATTGCAATTTCAGATTTAATAAAACGTTCGTTTCCAAAGTATGATTTTTCCTATCATACGATTCATTTGAAGCAAGCTGCAGAACCTGACAAAATTATAAACAAGAGCATAAAGTGCCAATGAGGTTTTTGTGCTTCGGGATATCAATTCGGGTATAATTGTCCAGAATATACATAATCAATCTATTATCATCCTTCCTGTAATAGTCATTAAACTCTATTTCAAGTAGGCTCTTATGATCTTTACTGTTTCTTCCAATTCTAATGTAGTCCGCTATCACGTATATTATACCATCCAAGAATTCTTCTCGTGCCATTTCCAGCCACGAGTTTGTCTTTGTACCCCAAGTCCGTGTATCGTCATTTACCCGGACACCATGTTTATACCTTTTCAACCCTAGTTCCAGCCGGGAAAGAATTTCTTCCACGGGCGGCTTTGGCGACTTTATTCCATGGGTTTTGTCCATTTCCATTTCCATTTACGTTGGCTCTAAACTTTAACCAAGATTTTTTATAGTTGTTCATCTTCTTCTTAGAGGGAGCCGTCTTTTGGTTCATTGCGTAATTGGTGGCGGCGCGTCGGTAGTCATTCTTAAGTCTAGCGTTGACACCAGTGACGTTTACAGTGTTCATGTAGTATTTTTTCTCGAGTTCCCTCTTTCTTTGCATTTTCCATCGAGCCACCATCCTTTTCTTTAGGGCATCAACATCTTTCTTGAAAGGTACACCCTTTTTGTTCACCTTTGAAATTGCGTTGGACTCCTTTTTAATGTTTCGGATGTCTTGGTTGAGTGATGGCTTGTATCTCTTCATCCACTTATCACCATAGAGTTTGGTGAGGTCCTTTCGGATTGAATTGTCATTTAGACCCCTCTTTCTCATAATTTCAGCTTTAATCATTGTCCTTTCTAAATTTTTCGCGAGGTTATTGTTTGGGGACTTGGGCTTGGGCTTGGGCTTGGGCTTGGGCTTGGCGAGATCGTTTCGAGCCTTCTCAATTTTGGCACACAGGGAGATCTTGCTATCTTTGGTATTCACCGAGATGTTTAGAATCTTAGCGACACGGATGAGTTCAGTTTTGGTGTAGTTACCACACTTACTTTTACCGATTCTGAAAGACTTGTTCGTTCCGGAGAGGCGTACATCTCTATTTTTGTTGGTATTCCTAAACGTCGCATTTTTCTTATTCTTCGCGGATGCCTTTTCAATCTTTTTGCATATTTCCTCCTTTGTGGTACTCTTGGTTATATCTACGATGCCCATTTTCTTAGCAATGTCCATGAGTTTGGGCTTCTTGAGACTCGTACACTTCTTCGCACCAATCATAAACACGACAACCTGTTTTCTAATCCTAGGTCCAGCCGGCTTCGACCTTGATTTGGCCACGGTTACCTTTGTAGAAGTTTTTTGGGCCTTTTTTGGGAACGCACCGGTTATATTTATAAACCCGTTTTTATACAGTATCTTAACAAGATCACTCCCCGCGTTGTAAGCATCCATCATATCTCTGGGGTTCTTAGCCCCAGATATTTGGGTGTTCCCAGACTTGGATAGAATAAACTTGTGGTCCCTAAAGGTCATATAGAGGAAGGGAGCCAGTTCGGGTTCATACGAAATGTAGGATATCTCAAATTTGTTTTGGAGTCTCGCGACGTTCTTCATGTCTTTAAAGATACCGTTGAACATAAAGGTTCCACTGAGATTGTTATATTCGAAGGGATTGTATAGGAAGCTTTGCCCCTCTGTATACTTACCTATAACAAAGTTGCGAATGAGTTCAGCTTGGTTGGAAATATCGCGTCCAATGAAGCCCCCCGAAAAACGTATCTTACCATTTTTGTATATGTTGACAGTACCTCCCTTGGTTTCAATGTTATTGGTAATTTTCAGTTTAATTTGAACAGTTGAAAAGTTTTTGTTTATGTCACCTTTGGGTCCGTATTCCTTTGTGTGAGAAAAACCCGTCTTAAATTGCCCGTAAATACCACGGATATCCTCTGTGTCTACATAAAGACCCTCCCCGATGAGGGTCTGGTCGACTGGTGGCCGCATAAGTATTTTTTTGAGATCCACCCGATCTCCGCTACCAAAGTTTTTATTCACAGTGGCGTTGAACATACCCATATTCAATTTACTGACTTCAATCTCTCGTTTTGTAGTTGGAATGGGCATCACCTCGGCAACTTCATCACCGAGTGCATCATATTTTTGATTATTAATTAAGTTTTCTTGTAAGCGTTGTGGTATCTGTACTGGGCGCGTTGGGCGACCAGGGGTTCTAAAAAACGCGGAAGCTTTGGCCAAACTTTCTCTCCTTCTCCGTGCTTCTCTTTGCGCATTCGTCTCGACATTCATAGCCTCTTCGAGTTCTCTTGCAAAGTTGTCATTTGAATTTGAATTTGGACTTTGGACTTGTACACCAGATTGTCTGACAAATTCCTTGACACTCTGGCTCATATTACTATTGCTGAGTATTTTTTTTTAGTGATCGGTACTAATCTCCATGAGTTCATCGACAACATCTACACCGTAAATCACGGGTTGATTTTTGTAGTGTCTACCTTTGTACACGACCGCCGCATTTTTAACTTCTATATCCCTAGAGCTAAACGGGCCAGCGTAAAAGTCCTGATGGAATTTGGGTTTCCCCAGGTTATTCGCTTCACAGTGCCGCTTGAAGGACTCGACAAATAACGTTTGGGGGACAAACTTTTCGGCATCCAAAATGATGTTGGTGGATTCCAGGAAATTGATCAGAGTACTCGCAACCATCGCAACTTGGTTTTGGATCTTTTTGAAATACTTTGGGACCACATTCCAAATATCCTTGTCGCTGTACTTATACGCATAATCCAGGTACGCCCTGACACATTTGAGAAGGATGACCGGCAACTCTTTGTCGAGTTTTTTGTCGAGGTGGGGATCCGCATCCTGTACCTGTTTACTGAAGTTCCATGGTAGGATACGACGGAGAATAGACCCAGAATTATCTTTCCAGTTTGGAACTTCGTTACCACCCAAAACACCCGGAACCTTCCATTCGATGGACATCGCCGTTTTGTTCTTGACGGCTATAGAAACATCCTCGCCCGAAACAATAGACTGAAACTCGGCTTGTTCCAGAGCTAGATCACCCTTGACTTCGGGTGCAATGAACATGAAAGAATCCCTAATTGCAGAGAGTCCAAACTTCTTCTCGATGTTATTTGAAAGTGTACCAACATCTTCACTCTCGTAGAACTTCTTGAATACCTTGGTGATCAGCGTGGATTTACCAGACCTCGCGATACCTTTGAAGAATGGGATAACTTGCCAACCATCCATGTCTCCAACATCAAAACAGAGTCGTCCACCCATTACATACGCCCAGTTACATACCTCGGGGTCCCCAAATTGCTGGTAGTCCAACACACTATCGAAAAAGGGTGTGGGGATATCCTGCCATCGTTCCTTGTGTGAGAAATCATCAAACTGTTGGTCAAAATACTTACACGCGACTACAGTCGGATCGAGACACCTAAATTCCTTACTGTCGTAGGGGTAGAAGCGGCACTCATACACATCGCGATCGGCGTTATACTGTTTCCCAACAAAAACCCCATTCTTGAACGACCACACGTGACGTCTTTTCTCAATTTGGGGAAACTGGTGATCAATACATTTGGATATATTGTCGATAACCTCTCTGTACACGGACCCCTTACTTGTAAAGTTTTTCCAGTTGTTAAAATCGTCATCTTTGGATGACAGGGAATATACGAATTGAGCAATAGTAAATTTAGGAACCCACGCACGGGTCCTATATCCATCAACCGTTCGAATTTCTTCGCAACAATGATCCCTGTACCGACGGTACCCAGACTTGTATGTTTGATCCAGGGTGTACAGTAAACATTTCTGAAATGGAGTTGCACTCTCAATCTCATCTTCATCCATTGTAGATGGATCGGAGGACGATGTAACCTGGGGCATGAGTGTAGGGTTTACAATCCGTTCGTACGACATGTAATGTCTTCGGATGTTTTCGTATCCATCGTTGACCTGCTTCAGAACATTGTTGATTCTCTTGACGAGGGTGATACCGTCTTCATCTACCGAAAAGTTATGGATCTTCAATTCTCGAGTGTGATTCTTGAGATCTACCATGAAACGGCGATTTCTTTCACGTATACCTTTGATCGCCATGATATCAATGTTTGAGGGATCTGGGTTACCACAAGTGTCATAGTTATCAGGGTGAATGTACTGACGGTATCCCAATTCACGGGCATTCCTAAAGTCATCAGACTTCAGGTCCCAACGAAACTCAATGGTATCGATAAGTTTTACAATATGTTCCTGATTCATCGACTGGATTTGTTCCTTATGAAGTTCCGCCAAAGCTTCATAAGTGTTGGGTTCCTTGTCGATGAAGTGGGTTTTCTCCATTTATAATATAAGCCATTTATTCCTTAAGCATTTTGCATCTTACTGAGCATTTTAACTAAAATTTTATTTTGGGTCTGTAACTGAAATGCAATATTTACCAGAGCTGTACAGACTGTGTCACCCTCTGGTGTAGCCATAAGTGAACTCAAAAGTTCGGCGACATCGATACCATCATCCCCCAAGATCTCCTCATGATCATCCTCGGACATGTCCAAAGAAATTTCATCGTCGGAAACAATTTCCCCCTCCTCGATTTCGGATTCAATTTCTTCTTCAGGGTGAGACGACATTTATGTTGGACTGAGAAAAATTGGATTTGAAAAATGCGCATTCCCCCAAAATTATTTTCTCTGTCTATAGTACAACAACTCTCAAAATGGCCGGTGGTCTCATGCAACTCGTAGCTTACGGCGCCCAGGATGTCTACCTCACAGGTAACCCTGAGGTGACCTTCTTCCAGGCGAAATACAAGCGCCACACCAACTTCGCGATGGAGAACATCGAGCAGACCGTCAACGGTACTGCCGCGAACTCCGGCCGCGTGTCCGTCACCGTTGCGCGCAACGGTGACCTCGTCGGTGACATGTACCTCGAACTCGAGTCTGACATCGCCGCTACCAAGACTGCTGACGCGGGTGACTGCAACTGGGTCGCGGAGCGTGCGATCAACAACGTTGAGCTTTCCATCGGTGGTCAGCGCATCGACAAGCACTACCAGAAGTGGTGGCGCATGTACTCCGAGCTTTACTTGGACGAGTCCAAGAAGGCCACCTGGGGTAAGATGACCACCGCGGTTGACGGCAAGTCTGTCTACCTCCCCCTCGTCTTCTTCTTCAACCGCAACCCCGGTCTCTACCTCCCCCTCATCGCCCTCCAGTACCACGAGGTCCGCATCGACTTCGACCTCGCCTCCGACATGGAGACCTTCCTCAACAAGTCGGTCTTCCGGGTGTGGGCGAACTACATCTACCTCGACACCGAGGAGCGTCGCCGCTTCGCGCAGAAGGGTCACGAGTACCTCATCGAGCAGGTCCAGCACACCGGCACCGACACCGTCACCTCTGCCGCGACCAAGCAGGTCCGCCTCTCCTACAACCACCCAGTCAAGGAGCTCGTCTGGTGCTTCTCCAACACCGCGTCCAAGAACTCCCTCTGGAACTTCACCACCGCGTCCGTTGCCACCAACATTGTCCTCGAGTCTGACCAGACTGCCATCGCGGACTCGAACGCCTTCGTGCCCACCGCCCTCGCGGGTGCCCCAATGGTGCAGGTCGGTACTGGTGGTGGTGACACCGCCTTCACTGAGGAGGTGGCGGGTCCCCTCGACACCTTCAAGCTTGTCCTCAACGGCCAAGACCGCTTCAAGGAGCAGAAGGGTAAGTACTTCAACCAGGTGCAGTCTTACAACCACCACACTGGCTCTCCCTACGCCGGTATCTACTCTTACTCCTTCGCTCTCAAGCCAGAGGAGCACCAGCCAACTGGTACCTGCAACTTCTCGCGCATCGACAACGCGCAGGTTGCGGTCAAGATGAACACCGCGAACGATGCGACCTCCATGCACATGTTCGCGACCAACTACAACGTCCTCCGCATCCAGTCCGGTATGGGTGGCCTCGCTTTCTCGAACTAAATTGCTTACCGCATTTTAGTAAATAATTAAATAAAACTTCATTTTTAAATTGCACAGTACCAACGCTGTTTAAAAATGATTAGCACCCCTAAGTTGACCTATATTTTTTTGTTTTCTAAACTAAAATGCGCAACTTTT